CCGCTTTCGCGGGGAGGCAGGAGATCGAAATATCGACTCTGTAAGCCCATTCAGAGGAGCAGACGAGAATGACAGTGCGAAACAGATCCAGGACGTGGAAAGTAGGAGCGTCAGGAAGTGCCACTTGGAGAACATCCGAGCGGTACTATAATCCCTCACTCGCTACAGAAACATGTACTGACGTAGTAGGGCATCCTCATCGGATGAACCCTCTCGACATACATGCTACGTACTGGGAGCGATTCACCCCAATAAACGGTGAACGTACCTATCTTGGGTACGAGGAAAAGCAAGTTAATGCTGTTCCTTCGTGCGTTTACATTGGTTCTCATGCCTCGGCTGAAACCGTACCTGGTCACTACGAAGACTACACATCGGCTATTGCCGCTGCTCACCCAGGTGAGCCTAAGGTAGACCTTCCAGTTTTCTTGTACGAGTTGAAGGACGTTCCCTACATGCTTAAGCATGCGAAAGAACGTGCGCTAAATTACTGGAGGAATTTAGGTGAACCACCTACACTCCGCCAAGTAAAGCATATTACTTTTACGAAAAATCGCGGCGAAGACTGGCTCAACTATTATTTTGGTTGGCGTCCATTCTTCAGCGATTTGGCAGACATTGCAAGAATTGCAAGTGAACTGCCAGAAAGGCATCAACGGTTTTCCCGTTGGGCCCAGCAAAAGTATATATCTAGGCGCTCGCGGCTAGGGGAGAATACTAGAAGAGAGGTCAACAATCGATATCCTTTCGATTCGTTTCTCTACAACTGGTATGCTTCTGCTGAAGATACATTTACCACTGAAAAGTGGTGTGTGTCTCATTGGAAGACTGATCCCTATCACTTTGACTCCATACTCCAAGGCGTTACCAAAGGAAGACTTATCCGTCAGTACCTAGGTCTCGACGTCAACATTGCCCATATTTGGGATGCGATGCCGTGGACTTGGTTATCTGACTGGTTCGTCAACATTGGTGATATGATCCATATACATGCAAATCGATTTGGAATACATTTCGATGAAGCATGCGTTATGGAACACAATCGCGCTGAAAGGGTAATAACACCCAGACCTCGGTCAGGTTTCACGACCGGGCAGGCTGTTATCGTAGACGAGAGGAAATCTCGTCTCGTAGTGGGTCCTTCTCTACTTCCGTCCGGATTCAATTACTTGAATCCGAACCAACTTGTGACACTAGCGTCGCTCAAAGTAACAAGAGCGCGTCAGTGGCACCGTCTTTAGAAAGCAGAACAACATGGCATTTTCTGATCCCATTTCCGTTACCCTCCAGGGCACCGCGTACAATCTGACGCGGATCAACTCTGGAAAGTACAGCTCCGAATATTCCTATACGGATAATGTTCGGAGTATGAAGATGCTCATTCGGTCGGTAGACCTGAAGAAGGAGGCAGATGGCCGGCATAAGACCCGGCATAACATCTCTCTCCGTCAGACGATCTTCGCGACGGACACGACGGACGAGATTACTCGTACGTCGTCCCACACGATCGAGAACTACCAGGGCGACGACGTCACTCTCTATGATGACGTTGCAATCGCTGTGGCTGGTCTCATCACCGTGTCGAATGTGGCGAAGCTGAATAACTTCGAAAGTTAAATCCAGCTTCACAACCAACTGAGCATGCGGACTTAGGATCGGATCTTCAACACACATCCAAAAGGAATGCATTATGAAGAATCCAAATGTCACGCCATTCTTGAATGTAATACGCGGTCTTGTACAAGACGCGGAAGACATTCTAGAGATGGAACGTGGTACACTGAATGGAGATTTCGAAATGATCTCCAAATCCGTTAAATCTAGGGGATTAACGATACTATTCGTTGATTTCCCTTCAGCCTGCAGTAACCTTGAAAGGTCGCTAGAGGTTGGCATCTATCTCCCAATGGAGGGGGCTCCGTTCACGAAGAACGGTTTTCCCACCATATTTGGGGCTATATATGCAAAGATTTTTGACGGAGATTGGTTACCACTTTTGGAACCCGATCCGCAGGCTGTGCGCGTTCTTAGACAACTCTTACGAGTCTATAAGAAATTCGACATAGCCTGTCCGCCCTCTAGGGTTAAGGAGAAGATCAATGACTTCTTCAAAATCGAAGAGGGCCTTCCTGACCCCGTTCTTTCTTGGGGTCGTCGTGATCTGGTCAGCCTCGGACGCTACCCTTGTCTTGTCGACTTGGGTAGCAACCTTGGACACAATCCAGAGCACGATTCAGAACTTGTTAACGCACCAAGGATAGCAGCCAAGCGCGAGCGAGAAATCGCCCACGACCTAAGCTGTATCCAGTACGCTGCCGATCGTATTGTACGATCGTTCAAGTTCAAAAGGAAGGGATTCGAGCCCAGACACGGACCTGGTGCCGTTTCCGAACAATACGAGAACTCAAAATTTGAGTTCCCGAGTTGGCCGGACCGGTTAGAGAAGTACTTCGCGTTTTGCGACTACGGTTTAATTAATTATTCCGCAGCCGATCTCGAAGTACCATACGAGGAACCCGAAAGGGGCCCTCCATGCAAGCTCATTGATGTACCTAAGGACTATAAAGGTCCTAGGCTCATTGCTTCTGAACCGATTTCTTCGCAGTTCGTGCAGCAGGGACTAATGCATATCCTTAGGGATAGCGTCAAGTCCTCTGTACTGCGCCACTGTATAGATTTCCGATCTCAGGAGCCATCGAGACAGCTTGTTCTCCAGGCATCCTCTAATGGGAGATTTGCAACAATTGATCTCTCATCTGCGTCGGATAGACTGAGTTGCGCTCTTGTCGAGTGCATATTCAGGTCCAATTATGGTTTCCTTGAACTGCTTAATGCAGCTAGGACTCCGGACATACTCTATCCAGACGGTAGTGTGCAAACTATGAAAAAGTTTGCCGCACAGGGTGCCGCCTTTACCTTCCCAGTACAGACCATCGTTTATGCAATTATTTGCATGGGCGTGTGTTTCTCTCGATATAAAGAGACAAACATGGCTGCATTGGCTAGGTTGGTCCGCGTATACGGGGATGATATGATAGTCCCCGTAGACGTATTCTACCCGATCGTGGACGTTATGGAAAGGCTATCTCTCAAGGTCAACCAAGAAAAGTCCTTTAAATGGGGCTTGTTCAAGGAATCTTGCGGGATGGATGCCTACAATGGCCAGGATGTAACTCCTGCCTCCGTACGTTCACATTTTCGCGATCGGGATTGCGAATCCTTGGTGTCAGTCGTTGAGTGCGCGAATAACCTTTATCTTAAAGGGTTTATTCAAGGCTCTTCGGCACTGCTTGACACTATCCCCAGGAAACTCCTTAGGAGAATTCCTGTCAAGGGTTCGCGTTCTACCACTTTTGGGCTAGTTGGGGGCGGCAGACGCCGCTTGCCAACACGATGGAACGCCAATTGGCAAATCCATGAAGTCAAATGCCTTACCGTTGCAAGTAAGGTCAGGAAGACTACGCCCGGTGGGTACCACCACCTCCATCAGTGGTTCATTGAGAACCCGCCTGCTGACACCGTATGGTGTGCAGGGGAGGCAGATGGTACGCGATCAAGTTACAGATCGCAATGGGTGGCCGAACAAGACCTGTTCGGACAGTAGGACTTAACCAATCCTACTTGGGGAAGCGTGGC